TCTGCATAAGCTTTCTTTACACCTTTGCCAATATTGTCTCGCCATTCTTGAGAAAACGAAAGTTGTTTATGACCTGCATTCTCTCTTAGAAGTTGACGAGTTTCATCTGAAAGGTTATGAGTCTTTTTGGAACAACTTCTGCATCTAGCAGGTGCTTCTCTGCCAGGTCTAAGTGCAATTGTTGCAACTTTTACATTGTGAATTGCTTTGCACTGAATACACTGATACTCAACTTCATGTTTACGACACTGAATTACACCACAATACGGACATCTTTCTGGACGATTATCGACGTCATAAATCATAAGACCTCCTTCTACTTATCTACGCAGCTAAAATCATTATATCATAGTTGCGTAGATAAGTAAAAAGATAATCGTTATGAATCAGTCATTGTGGAAAATAAATGGACTGACGGTGTAGCTGCCCTGCGGATCAGCCAAGGTGATCGGAGCGCGGTTCCAAGGCATACCATCCATGCGTTGGGTAAAGCGCCAGACACCCTGATCGCTGCGGAAGGCGGCGTGTTCGCTGAAGTCGATCGACAGGCCAGGTTTCTTGAACAGCAAGTAGGCAGTCAAGTCAGCCAACAGAACGTTGCCGCTGTTGTTAGCTTGAGGCATGTGCTCTGAAGTCAAAATGGGGTAACCATTGAGGTTCTGAGCAACACCAGCGCCCATGTTCGCAGTCCAGGCATTCGCGCCAGCAGTACCGATTTCCATCGTCAAAATGTCAGGCCAGACGCTCGGATGGATAATCCACACCGGAGTACCACCAGCAGCCTTGAAGCGAGCATACATCGTGGAGACGTCTGCCCACTTGAAAGCGTTGTCGGTAGCAGGCGTGATACCAATGCCAGCGCTCGAAGTCAGAATGCCCAGAGGTTCACCAGCACCACTACCGCGCAAAACATTACGTTCAGTTTTGGCGCCGATAGCGATAGCAAACAAACTCTTCAGCAAGGCTTCAATGGCCAACGGGCTGTCTTCAACCAATTCATTATCAACGTCGGTTGTGCCGCCAACTTTGTGAAGGCGCCATTCCAACATCTCGAACGAAGGTTCAGTTTCATCCAACGTCGCACCAGGCGCTTTGGTGGTGGCTTTCACACCAGCAGCAAAAGCAGTCTGACCACTACCAGCGGTCGGCGTAATGAATTGATCCAACACCGGCCAACGTCCACTGTTCCCATTGACAGGAATGTTAGTGACACGGTTGACGATCTGCGAGTTCATCGCAGCCATCTGCAGCAAGCTCGCCTCGTATTCCTGAGGAACGAGATAGCCGCCACCAGTCCCAGTACCAATGCTCAAGTCTTTCTCACCGCTGTAGTCCTTGGTGGAACCATACAGGGCGCCCAGACGAGAGACATCACGCCGTTTAACAGCGACCAAAAAGTCGGCAAAAGACTTGACGTTGGCGTCAGCTTTGCCACCATCTTGGCTGATGTACCCAGCACCCATGACGCGAGGGCTTTTCTCAAGCTGAGTCAAAAGGTTGCTCAGTTGGCCACTCATGCTCTTGGTGCTGTCGGCGACTTCAGTCTTCAATGCACTCCACTCATTCAGAATGCGGTTCATCACATCCTGCGGATTCACATCGCTCATGATAAAATTAACTCCTTTTGTCTCTAGCGCCGTTGAGGCGCCATCAATAACGTTAGGTTGTTTATCTTCAGTAGCCGCCGCATCGACGTTTGAAGGCATTCCGCCTTCGCCTGTGTCTTCTGTCGTTTGGCCATCTTCGGAATTAAGTCCAAGGCCTTCCATCTCATCTTCAGTAAGCCCAAGTTCTTTTGCAAAAGAGACACCAATAGTGCGTGGTTCTGCAGGTGTGGGCGTTAATGAAACTTCAACGATAGGCCATCTCGTAATCGTTTTACCGCTACGATCCATCAGTTGCGACGCTGTGCCTGTAGAGATGCCAATCAAACCACGCTCAATAAGCTTTTTGACGCCACTCAAGTAGCGTTGTGACTTATTAAGCTGCATCTCAAACCAAACGCCAGCATCGTCTATGCCATGATTCGTTACAATGCCCAACTCTTCTTTCAAACTTGCGTCTTTGCGGTGCGAATAGAAGACTTTCTTCTGAGGCACATAAGACATATCGAAATCAGTGTTGGGTAAGAAAGATTCACCTTCGAGATCGTGACCTCCGAACACAACGCCGTAGCCTTTAACTACGACAGTGCCATCATCTCTGATCTCTTTAATTGAAGCCAGTGTATCCATTGCTCTCCTCCATACTTTCATTATATTAAGAAACACGGGTGCTTACGCAGTGTGTGCGGCTCAACTCGTAGAGTACCGTGAAAGGAAATTTGCGATATGAGTATTGAATAGATGCTCAATATCCGTTACGCTTGCACGCATAATGTCTTCGTCTGTTTGCCACCATCCTTTGTGCATCCACGCTTGAAACTTCGAAGATTGAACCCAAGGGGCGTAGTTTAAGTTTGTTCCAACTTTGCCTTCGAGATTATCAAGCGTAAGTTTTACTTCAGTTGTCCATTCACGTCCAAGTGTGCCGTCGCGACGTGACGTCGGTTTTGCTGCTGGATATTTTGAGATTCTTTCTTGCAAAAGAAGCACAGTTTGGCGCATAGGAGGCGTCAAGTACTCCAATCCTTTCAAGAGGCCAAGAATCTCATAGAGCTGGTCAAGCCCATCGATCGACATGTCAAAGTCCATAGTTATTCACCATACTCCGCAAACACTCTGAACACCCACTTACCGACACTGTTCTGAATTGGTGTGAATGACTTGTCGAGGGTCAAGACAATGTTTCTATCCAAAACAATCTCTGCTTCACTTGCGTGCTTCGAGATTGGCTTCATTGAGACTGCGCCGATGCTCTCTTTCAAAACAATCTCCATGTAGTGCGAGTTGAATGAGCCTTCAGCACCCACTTCCATAGCCTTTTTGAATCCAGTATCTTTCCACGCTGTTGAGAAATATGACTTCACGTCAAGTTTATCAATCTCACCAGCAGCGAGTTTGCCGATACCCTCGTATGAGTCGTAGCGATAAACTGCAGCGCCAGCTTGCAACGCCTGTTTATCCATCGCTGAGTCAATTAGTGTGACATTTCGTTGAGCAGACTCTGTCATCTTGCCGGTACGCAATGCCTTATTGATAGACGAGAACGAACCGCCACTGTAGAGACGCAACGCTTTCTCTTCTTCTGGAGTCAACTCGTTGTTGCCAGCGTCAAAGAACTTTTTGGCCAAGTCTTTTTCGACAATAGGCTCTGGAACTGAAATAGCCTGTGCCTTCACGTCAATGTATGGTGCAATCCAACAACGACAACGCGGGTGAGCAGGCGGAAAACCAGTCTTGACACCTGCAAAACCTGTTCTCAGTGGCGCCTTCTTATCAGCGAGAGGACCACAGACAGGGCACACTCTCTCATCCATTGTCGTACGCCAAATAATCTCATCCACGACACCCGATGCCGCATAAGCAATGCGGTTACCCTCTGCATACGCGCGCGTCACTTCAGTTGACGCAATGAGCTCAGCACGATCACGTCCAAAGATCGGCGCCAGTTCCCTTTTGAGGTTACGCAACGGAAGACCATTGTCGATCCACTGTCGAATTGACTGGCGAAGGTGAGCTTGAGTTGTTTCGTCAATACCTCTTACGAGCTCATAAGAGTATGTATCAGCCCATTTGCGTGCATCCTGATTGACCAAGGTGTAGTCAAAACCAAACCCAATGCCTTTGAACTGCTTATCTGCCGTCTTCACACCCAAGTCAGCACCTTCAATGAGAGCTTGGCGAAGGGCGTCACGAGCGCTGCCAGTTGACGTCGCAATGCGTGCTGGAGACCCAGTCAACCGACCCAAGTCAACAGAAGACGGGTCTGCATCGAGCTTATCCTCGTTGCCTGACAAAACCTCTGCAGCCTGAGCGCGAAGCTCTGCGGCAATGATGTTGGCGACCTTTTCTTCTACAGGCAGACGAATCTTTACTTCTTCTTCGTCATCGTCTGGATTCGCTTGCAGAATGAGTCCCTTCACATCAATTTCTTCTGATGGCAGTTCATCCCACAACTCATTCAAAACTTCAGCAGCGATGTCCACCTTGTCCTGAGGAGTGAGTTCATCAGATTCGAACTCTTCCAAAACAGCCTTAGTTCCTTTTGACAGGCGCTTCTTCACCCAGTAGCGAAAGTTCTTCTCATCTTTCGTAGACGCTGGCTTTTGTTGAGGAGGCTTTTGACCACCTCCGTTACCGCCATTGTTAGGGTCATTAGGGTCTGGATTGTTTTGGTTGTTCTGCATAGCCTCGAGTTGCGCCTGCTGTTGTTGTTTCTTTTCTTCTTCCAACTTCTCGAGCTTTGCTTTAACCTCGTCGCTGATCGGCACGCCTGCAATCGAGAGTGACTCCAAAAGAGGCATGCTGGCATCAACCAAAATCTTCACAACTTGTGCGCGTTTCACACTCGACTCTTGGAAGCACTCTAGTTGTTCGGGATGAAACGTCAAAAGGAAGCCACGAGG